GTACAAATCTGATAAACGTGTTAAAGGCGGTAAGCGTCTTGTCACTAAAGAAGAATTTGCCCCTGTCACTAGAGCCTACATTCAGGCTGTGATTGAGTCAAAAACTAAGTTGGGTTTCATTGTCGAGGCACGTGAGACTTGGGTAACCAAACGTAATATGATGACTGGTAAAACATATCAGGAGCGTTATGATACCCCGTATTTCTGTTCACCGTCTAGCGAATCTTTTTGGAGCAACTAATCATGGCAGGTAAAGCAAAATCAATATATCTTACAGTTACTCCTAAGGGTCAACTGCAAAGCATTTTTACTAGGGTTTTCTTTGATGCCAAGTCTTACAATGAATATGTAAAGTCTGACGAGTTCAAAGAAAAATATCCTGCTGATAAATTTGATATCATCAAAGAAACGTACTAAGGAGTAATCATGCCTGGATTTACAGATGTTACAGGTTGGTCAAGTCGTGACATTCAACGTCTTGGTCATGAGGATGACGATACACCAAACACAAGAACCTATCGCAATAAACCTAAACAACCTACATTTAGTTATGCGGCGGATGACGTATGGGCGGCTGCTTGCATGGCTCAACGTATCAATGGTAGTTATGTCAAGGCAGGTAGTACTGATAAACAATCTAATCGTTCAATAGTAGAATTGTTGTTGGCGGACACTACACAAATTACAGATGAGTCCCGTGAGCAAGGTAAAAAAGTTCGTCAATACTACCAAGCATATACTTTTAAAATTCTCAAAGGTATTAAATTAAGTGAGTTTGACAACAATGCTATGGTACTTAGTAATCGTAATGTAATTGACTCTAATTATGATATGGCGGTTATCGTTAGTTTGCCTCAAAGCTACGAGCGCGGTGTCAAACGTGATGGTGCAGACCAACGAGTTAAATTTGCTACCGGCGGATACATTGGTACAAGTGGTGACAAAATTACGGTTACTATTGAAGTACTGAAAACTGTTTACAGCCAAAAGTGGAACACAAGTTATTTCACAGGTATCACAAGTGACGACCAAGTAGTATTTTTTGCTTACAATCATATTGATAGATTGGAAGTAGGAGATACTTACACAATTCAGGGTACTGTTAAAGCACACCGTGACAACAGTACGCAACTGAATCGGGTAAAGGTAGTTTGACAAAATAACCTTTATATAGTATACTACAATCATATTTTCACACACAGGAGTTTCACATGAGCCATTTAATCGCATTCATTCTTGGTATCGTAGTCGCAACAGTAGGCTTTACTGGTGTTGCTAAAATGCTTGACAACGGTGTCAACAAGACTAAAGCAATCGTACAAGAACAAGCTAAGGAACAATAATGGCTTGGATTGCTGTACTAATGTTAGTGTTCGTAGGTGAGCCCTTGCTAGCATTGCTTTTGGCATTTCTTATTTTGTTATTAGAGTAACAAAATAATGCAGGATTTTTATTTTGAAAAGACACGTAATAGTGTAGATGATGACTGGCCCGAAAGTTTTTCTTTAGACGACCTTGCTAACGCATTGAATGTGGAACGGGTAAGTTATAGAATTTACTATAGTAAGGACAATCTTACTTGCCGACTTTTTGTATTTCGTGCTCACTGTACACCTACTGAAATGGAAACAATGGCAAGCATGGGGTTTGTGTTTGCACAAGACGGTGATACAGAAAATATCCCTGATAAACCAGTAGAAGAGGAAATTGAAGAATGATATTTGATTTTTTTAAAAAACGTGAACATAGCAATGTACTTCAATTTCCAGAAACTAAGGTACCATATGTTGAACCTCCTAAAAAAGAACAAGAGCACTATAGCATTGGTATAACTGATGATAATCGTATCACTTTAAGAATAGGGTACACTACACTTACTATGAACGAGGAAGGTGCCCACAATTTGATTGAGCAACTTGAGTTATTTGCAAAACAGACAAGAAAAAGGGATACCGAATGAGTGCGTCATGGATTAATAAATTAAACGAGAGCGATAGTCGCCTTCACAAAGAAGATGTAATTTTGCAGGCGCTTGAGGCAAGTGTCCTAGGCAGTCGCAATAGTCAAATTTTCTTGGGCTTTACTAAAGCCTGTTACAACCCCTATGTTACATTTGGTATTCGTCAAGTGCCTGATACTGTGGGTATTGTTGACGCAGAGAATCCCTGGGATGATTTTAACGAGTTGATGGTAGAACTTAGTCAACGTAAATTGACCGGTCATGCGGCACGTGATGCTGTACAAAACATATCTGAACGATTTGATAGTGTTGAATGGAATACATTCTGTGCACCGGTGTTGCGTAGAGACTTACGTGCTGGTATCAGTGATAAAACTATCAACAAAATTTGTAAAGGTACTGACTACGAGATTCCAATCTTTGGTTGTCAACTAGCAACTAACAGCGAAGGTCGCCCCGAGATGAAAGGCATCAAACGTCTTGAACCTAAACTTGACGGTGTTCGTGTGTTGTTGATGGCTATCCCTGATGAACAGGGTAATGTTGTTACTATTTGTTTCAGTCGCAATGGCAAACAGTTTGATAACTTTGGTCATATTGAAAATCAAATACGTGAGAACTTTGTAAAACTTACACACAAAGCCGCATCAAGTAATTTAAGTTTGGGCTTTGTAATGGATGGTGAAGTGATTGGTAATACATTCCAAGAACTTATGCGTCAAGCACGCCGCAAGACTGATGTACAAGCAGAAGATAGTGTGTTCAATGTCTTTGACATTCTACCTTTAGCGGCTTTCCGTGAAGGTCATTGGAATGCACAACTGAGCAAACGCATTACTATTTTAGAAGATATGCGTAGTATCATTGATGACATGCCTAATGTTGAATTGTTACCACATATCATGGTTGACTTGGATACAGCGGCAGGTCAGGATCAACTACAACGATATGCTAAGGATCAAGTAAATGCTGGATTTGAAGGCATTATGATTAAAAATGTTGATGCCCCTTATATCTGTAAACGTAGTACAGACTGGATGAAGTGGAAACCCACAATTACTGTAGACTTGGAGGTCGTAGGTGTTGAAGAAGGTACTGGAAGAAATGCAGGACGTCTTGGTGCATTGGTTTGCTCCGGACAAGATGACGGGAAAGATATCACTGTCAATGTTGGTAGTGGTTTTAGTGACACTGATAGAGATGAGTATTGGGCTAACAGTAATCATATCATTGGGCGCACTGCTGAAATCATGTGTGATGTGATTACTCAAAATCGTGATGGTACTTATAGTTTGCGTTTCCCCCGATTTGTCCGTTTCCGTGACGATAAATGATTTTTCGTGTATAATGTGTTTTTAACTAGGAGATAGTATGTTTACAAACGTTAAACGAGCATTAGAGGAGTTACGATGAACGAACGAATGAAAGAACTTGCTAAACAACTAGGTTACAATGTTAACTATAAACCATCAACTGATGAAACTGATAGAGAATATCAGGTTGTTAGCAATGATTTTGCTGAAAAGTTCGCCGAATTGATTGTTCAGGAATGTGCCAATATTGCTGATATTGCAGAACCATTCCTTGCTTCGGATCTGATTAAACAACATTTTGGAGTTGAAGAATGAACGATGAAATAAGGGATATGTATTATAAAGAAGGATTCCAAATAGAAGTAATCTCAAGGATACTGAATGTGTCTCTCGATACTGTATTGGAAGCAATCTGGGGTAAATGATGAACGAACGAATTAAAGAACTTTTAGATGAAGCCACTGTTTATGCATTGCATGAAACTAAAGATGCGGTTGACTTCTTAGATAATACTGTATCAAAACAACAACGTGAACGTCAATTAGAACTGTTTGCTGAGGCTATTATTCGTGAATGTTGTATGGCATTACATCCCATGTTACGTGATATGATTAGTCGTGGTCAAGGTTGTGAATTGATACTAGAACACTTTGGTATCAATCCAAAAGAAATCACGATCTTTATGCTTGATAGAAGTATTGCACAAATGGAAAAGCAATTAGCAGAACAAAAACAAGGTTGGGTTTGTCCTAAGTGCGGTATTGACAGAACTAAAGATGTTTGTCCTAAAGGTGACAGTGCCGCATTGACTGGTGACTGCCCAATGATTGCTACTGCACAAACCGGAGTTAAACTATGATGTTTAAATATTTTGTAATGGTGTCATTGTTTAGTCCCGGTGGTGATTTAATTCAGAAATATACCGAAGGTCCTTTGAACACACAACAAAGTTGTGTAATAAGATTAAAAGAAATACAAAAAGACCCAAACTTGTACGGTCTAAAATACAAATTGCAATGTGTTAAAGTTAAAAAAGAACCAAATGATTATCTTACCCAAATCTAAAGAATTTGTCAACGGAAATATCTTCCGAGGCGTTATATATAGTAACCCTTAGGAGTTTACATGAGCCGTGATATCATTAATCAAGTTAGAGAATTATTGGAAAGACATTTAAATGTAGTTGACATTGCACAAAAAATGAATGTTGATTTAGAAACAGTAAAATTAGCGGCAGATATAATTAGAGAAATCATAACATAATGGCAAATCAAACTGATTACTTTCAAAAAAAGGGCTATAAGCCAAAATACTATATTGGTGATAGAGTGTTTGGTAAATACAAATCAATACCCTTTATTGGAAGTGTGGGTAATGACACATTAATAAGTGAAATAGAAGGACCCAGAATCAGCATTCATTTAGATTTACCGATTCGCATTGACAATGTAAATCGTTCTGTTATAATCGTAAAACACAAGGATGTTAAACGATTAACAGTATACTAATGCCATCAGAATTACACCAATTTATCAATAAACCATATACCTTTAGTGATGGTGTTGAGTTAAAAATCATTCAAATTAAAACACGTGACGAACACGTAGAGTGGGTTACATATACGTCAACTCACCAAGGTGCATTACCGCAAAAACTAGTATTAACTGCTAGAGAATTCTTTGACAATTTTGGTCATTTGTATGGTCTAAAAGAAATTCCCAAACAACCCTAAGATAAATATATAGTTATGATATTCGCATTTACAATGTTTTTAACTGCACTAATGCTTAGTGTGGTTGCCGCTTATTACTCAATCGCAGGCTTAACCGCAATCTTTGCGGCGGCTGTGATACCTGTTATCATTATGGGTGCGACACTTGAATTAGGTAAAGTCGTTGCCACTGTTTGGCTACACAACAACTGGAGACGAATTAACTGGGTTTATAAAAGTTATTTGATCCCAGCTATTTTATTCTTAATGTTACTAACGAGTATGGGAATCTTTGGATTTTTATCTAAAGCACATAGTGACCAAACTCTAGTAAGTGGTGACGTACAAAGCAAAGTTGCAATATATGATGAAAAAATCAAAACCCAAAAAGAGAATATTGAGTCCAACCGTAAAGTACTTAAACAAATGGATGAGGGAGTGGACTCTGTACTGGGCCGCTCAACAGATGAAAAAGGTGCCGACAAAGCTGTGGCTCTTAGAAAAACCCAGCAGAAAGAGCGTATTAGACTTCAAGCTGAAATATCACAGTCGCAGAAGCTTATTGCGGAACTTAACGATGCACGTGCGCCTATTGCCGCCGAGGTACGTAAAGTCGAAGCAGAAGTTGGGCCAATTAAGTATATCGCGGCGTTAATTTATGGTGATAATCCAGACTCTAATGTATTAGAACGAGCAGTACGTTGGGTTATTATTCTTATTGTTGTTGTATTTGACCCACTAGCACTGTGTTTGATTCTTGCCGCTAATAAGCAAATGGAATGGATCAAAGAGGATCGTGAGAACAAATATCGTTCTATGGTTGAACAACCAGTTACTGAAACTGTTGAAGAACCAGTTGACGAGGCTATAGAAGAAACCATAACCCCTCCGGATAATCTGCCCAAGGCAGCTTGGCCTTTTCCTGGATTTGACGATAAGCCATTAGATACTGAGCAATATGTACCCAATGACTTTAATTATGTTGTTGACCCAATTGTAGTACAAGAAATTGTAGAACGTTGCCCAAAATGTGACACTGAATTACAAATAGCACCTGGTATCGGACCATACTGCCCTAACAAGGAATGTGATGTAATTGACAACATCAATGGCACAGAAGTTGAGATTGCAATTGCAGAAGAACCCAAGCCAATAAAGAATCGTTGGCCCATGAATTATCCAGAAGAAGGTCTAAGAGAAGGGTTCAAAATACTACCTGATGTTACCGAGCCAGTCGTTGAAGAAGTTGCACAACCAGTAGTTGATGATATTCCAGATGCCGAGGGTGTTACTAAAGAATCTTTCAGAAGGTTACAAGGTGAATATGTTGAATTTGAAGGTAAACGTATGCATACCGAAGCCCTAAAGGAACTACACCCTGAGTTCTTTACAAATACACAAAAAGTAAACTTTGGAACAACATTCCCTGAGTATTCTGCTATTAGTGATATTTATGTGCGTACCGATTCTATGCCTCACCGAGTCTATAAATTCAACGGAGCAAAATGGATAGATATCGGTCGTGAAAATTCTGATACCTATTTAAGTAATACTAATTATGTACAGCATTTAGTAGAAAAAATCAGTACCGGGGAAGTTGATCCTGATATCCTAACTGAAGTGGAAATGGATGCTATCCAAACACATATCAATAACGGTTAACCCAAAATCTCAAAAAAACATTGACATTAAATAGCTTTGGTGCTATACTATCTTTATTGTTTAACTACTTAGAGGTTTTTATGAAACTTAAATTGTCTGCACTAGTCATTGCCCTGTCATTGACTGCATGTTCTAGTATGAAAACCAGCAACGGTACGAATACTAATACTCCGATTGCTAATCAAAAGCTTTCTACATCATTTGTTGGCGAGAAAGTTAAAATTGAGACTAAATGCAGTTGGTCCTTATTTGGTAAGGACGAATGTCATGTGTCTGCTATCGAGGCTACCGGCACAGCGGCTACATTTGGTAACACTACATCAAATCGTAAAACTGCATTGACCAAAGCTGAAATGAATGCACAGGCTCAAGTCGCACGATTCTTGAATGAAGAAGTTACTAGCAACCGTGTGCAAAATACTATTGCTAAAAATATTGAAAAGGCTTCTGATAAGGTTAAATCTGGTAATGCAGATGAATCTACAGTTGAATTGACCGATAAGGAAGCAAGCAAAATATCATTGCGTGAAAACCACAATGATACAGTCGTTTCTCTTACTGAGAATATCCAAACATCAGCTAAAGCTATTTTGAGTGGCTTTGTTAAAGTTGATGAACGAGTGGTTGGTGACCAAGAAGTCGCAGTTACTATTCGTTGGGACGTTGAAAGCGGTACATCACGTAAGCAACTCCTTAAAGCAATGCAATGAAATCACTAGCAATAGCCGCAATATGTTCTATTGCGATATATGGTTGTGCCTCATCCCCTGCAAGCAAAACATATGGTCCTTATAATGTCACTGGTGCAGATAGCACCTGTGACAAAGCAAGAGATGTTGCGTTTCGTATTGCAGTAGAACAAGCATTCGGTACCGCAGTCATGGCAGAACGTCAAGTAAAAAATGATGTTCTGACCCGTGACGAGGTATTAAGTCACAGCAGTGGTTTTATTGAAGATTATACCATACTGAATACTGAAAAGAACGGTTCAGGTTGTACTGTGAAATTGACCGCTACTGTTAAACCCAGCATGGTTAATCAATATATCTTTAACAATCCAACAGATTCTAAAGATTTAAATGGCAACAAAGTAAGCACACAAGTCAATACATACCTAGATGGTAAGGGTCGTAGTGACAAAGTTATCAATGGATTTTTTACTGATTATGTAAAACGCGCCTATAAATTAGAGCAATATCCAATTGAATATGTCAAAGATAATCGTGAAACATATATGGTTGTAAAATATAATATAACCATGAATAGTGATTTTCTTAAGGCTCTAAACTACACACTATCAAAGTTAGAAGAAAAATGTGAAGTAACGGTAGCTAATCAATTGGTAGGCGGTTGTTCCCGAGAACCTAAATTTAATGTTAAATACGTGCCCGACCGTAGCATTATCCCAAGTATGCATCATTATTTTTTCTCAGATATGGAAACACCTAGGCTGGTTAAAGACAAACTAATGGGTGAGTGTGGTTATGCTTTCAAAATTCGTGTAAATGTATATGATGTAAGTGATAACGTACTTTATTCACAGATATATTTACCCGATGCAGGAGTTCCCGTTTATACCGAAAACAATGGCTGGGGTTTTGAATTAGATGCAATTATGTGGGGTGAGGATAATCGTGCAAATATTCCATTAAGCAAGTTTTCAGCTAAACAAATGAAACGAGTAGAAGTGTCATTGGTTGACAACAGCAAGAAAATTAATGGCAAGTGTCAGTACTAAGATAAGTACTAGATGACAGAAGAAATCAAACTGAACCATTGTAGTTTTTGCGGGACGAGTAAAGAGTTAGTCGAAAAATTAATAGTCAGTGAATCAGCGGCAATATGCAGTGAGTGTATTGAGTTGTGCCAAGACTTGATTTTAGAGGACCCTAAAACTCCCCCAACGAAAAAAGAATCTAGTATAGATTATGATCCTGAGGCTATCAAAGCATATTTAGATGAGCGTGTCATTGGACAAGAGCAAGCTAAGATTGTACTAAGTGTAGCTATCAGTAATCACTATAAACGAATCACGCATCCACCAAAAGACTTAGAGATACAAAAGGGTAATGTATTGATTATTGGACCAACTGGTTCAGGTAAAACATTGCTTGCTAAAACAGTAGCACAGTATCTTAAAGTTCCTTTTGTAGTAGCAGACGCAACAAGCTTAACAGAAGCCGGTTACGTAGGTGATGATGTTGAATCAATGATTAACATGTTAGTCAATGCCGCCGGCGGTGATATCAAGAAAGCCGAAAAGGGTATTATCTTTATTGATGAGATTGATAAAATTGCACGTAAAGGCGAAAGTACTAGCATTACACGTGACGTATCAGGTGAAGGTGTACAACAAGCATTGCTTAAGCTGGTAGAAGGCACTGTTTGCAGAGTGTCCTCAGGTGGTGGTCGCAAGCATCCCGGCAATGATATGACCGAGATTGATACAAAGAATATCCTATTCATTGCAGGTGGTGCTTTTGTAGGATTGAAAGATATTATCAGCAATAGACTTAGTGGAACCAGTATTGGCTTTAGTGCTAATATCAAAGACACTAAACTTGAAGGTGATTTAAGCAAAGTCATGCCTGATGACTTAACTAAGTTTGGTATGATTCCTGAGTTTATCGGTCGGTTCACCACATCAGTTAGTATTAGCAATTTGAACAAAGAACAGTTGATCCAAGTACTTACTGACGTTAAAAACAACTATACTGCACAGTATAAGTATTTGTTCAAATTAGACGATATTGACCTAGAATTCTCGGAAGATGCACTAGAGCAAATTGCTGAAAATACAGTAGAATTAAAGACCGGGGCACGTGGATTGCATACTGAAATTGAGCGTGTATTGATGCCGCATATGTTCCATGTTCGTAGATACAAGGAAAATGATACCAAAAAGCTAAATATAAATAGAGAGCAGGTGTTAAACCCGAAAATATTTACAAATGACAGGAAAAAAAGTAATAGTACATGATAATCAAGTAGAGAAAGCCCTTCGTAAATTTAAGAAGAAAGTGGCTGACTCCGGACTTCTTCAAGAGGTTCGTGACCGTCAAGAATTTATCAAACCCACCATCAAAAGAAAGTTAGCTAAAAGTCAAGCTAAACGCCGTTGGAAAAAGAAGTTGCAAGAACAACTACTTCCCAAAAAATTATTCTAACCTAAATAGTTTATTTCTTTACGCAAATAAGATATAATAAATAGAGTTGTAGATGCCGATTCTCGGGTCTATTTAACTAGTCATATCGCTTATTTAAGGAGAAAAACATGACAAACACTTTAACATTACGTTCCTTCGACATACCAACAATTAACAAATTCGGAATAGGATTTGAATCTGTTATTGATGAGTTACTTAGAGCAACCGCTCAACAACAAACTAATTATCCCCCATATAATGTAATTAAAATTGATGAAGACCATTTCACCATTGAAGTTGCAGTTGCGGGTTTTAAACAAGGTGAAGTTGATGTAACAGTTGAAAAGAACATACTTACGATTTCAGGATCACAAAAAGACCCTGTACCAAATAATGTAGAATATCTACATCGTGGTATCAGTGCCCGTGATTTTGTTCGTAATTGGACATTAGCCGAACATGTAGAGATTATTGGGGCTATTATGCGTGATGGTATTTTAGTTTTAGATTTAGAACGTAAAGTACCCGAAGACCAAAAGCCCAAATCAATTGCTATCACTTATATAAAGTGATATCATCATAAATACTAGTGTGCGGCTTTCGCACACTAGAACAATAACAAGGTAAAACAATGTCACAATCAGAAATTAAAGTTACTATTAAACCCGACTTAACTATTGCAGAGCCTCCCATGTTTAGAGTAAT